GTCATTTTGGTGACTATGTATATCTCGGTAGCCAACACCTTAAGTTGGTAAATGGATTCCCTGGTTTGACCAAGGTGGCTGGTACTTCGGCGGTGAATGTACCAATTTCTTGTATATCGCGTTATTTTTGATTCTTTTCGGACTCGGGTTCGACTCCCGACGTCTCCACCAAAGACATAAAAGGAGAAATTATGAGTGGACTAGTAGGTTATTTAGTTACGCTTGCTGCCGGCGCCGTTTTGGGCGTTGTGTTGGCTAAGAAAGGCGTAGTATAATGGAAGAAACTCTAAAAACAAAAGATTGGAAAACTGTTGGTACTTTTTCTACCTACAAAGAAGCAGATAGGCTTCGAAATGAATTGGTAGAAAAACACACATTAGTTAAAGTTAAGATGGGGGCCCCAGCGAGCAAACAGAATGTTTTTAGAGTTAAATGCTGGGACCCTCCTCCAATCAAAAAAGAAATAAAAAAAGAACGAAAACAGATTAAAAAAGGTAAAAACAACAAAAGGCAGCTAAAGAATGAAAGCAGGAAGATACGCGCTGGACGAGACGAATCGCAAGATTTTTATCGGAAGTAAAGTAAAATACAAAAATCGTATTTTTCTCGTTGAAGACATTGAATATTTAGACTGGACCATTAAGCAATTTTTAACCCTTGTTGATAACAAAAACAAAAACAAAAAATTAAAGTTTATCTCACCTAAAGATGTAAAGGCAATACATTGAAGAAAAATATATTAATTGTTGGTACTGGCACAATTGGCGAGCCCCTGATTGGCCTCCTGGCAGACTTCAGAAAAAAATTAAATATCGGGCAAGTAATTTTTCATAAAAGAACGCCCTTGATAGATGAAGTGGCGAAAGTCAACAGTCTAATAAAGAGAGGTGCCAAATTGGCTGTGAATGAAGATCTAATCTCTTCCTTCAAGGAGCTACGTCATAAAGTTTCATACAATTTCCAGGAAGCTCTAGAGAAAGCAGATGTTGTAATCGATTGCACCCCCGCTGGTAACGAGCATAAAAAGAAGCATTACGTAAAATACCCAGGCAAAACTTTTATAGCGCAAGGTAGCGAAAAGGGCTTTGGAGTACCATATGCATATGGTATCAATGACGAGGTACTCGATAAGAAGCCCTCTTTCATTCAAGTTGTTAGTTGCAACACGCATAATATTGCCTCCATTATAAACTCAATCGACCCGAGCATTGGTAGCATAGAGCGTGGAGATTTTGTTTGTATTCGGAGAGCTAATGACATAAGCCAAGAAGGAGGCTTTATACCCTCCCCACAGGTTGGAGTCCACAATTCTGAAAAGTTTGGTACCCACCACGCTAAGGATGCATACGATCTGTTTCGTACAAAGAATAAGTTTGTCAATATTTTTTCAAGTGCCCTCAAAGTTAATTCTCAATATATGCACATTATTCGCTTTAATTTGGTAGCCTATGGGCACATATCAAAAGAAAATTTAATTAATCGCTTTAGAGAGAACAAGTTTGTAGCGCTCACTCACAAAGAAGCGACAAACAGAGTGTTTTCTTTTGGTAGAGATCATGGATATTATGGACGAATATTTAATCAAACAGTAGTATCGATTCCATCTTTAACAGCAACTAGTCTCCCTGGAAAAACACAAGTCAGCGGATTTTGTTTTACACCTCAAGATGGGAATTCGCTACTTAGCAGCGTTGCAGCTGCTTTATATGGAATTTATGGAGAAGATTATCTTTCAAAGATGGCGATATTTGATGATTTTCTTTTTTCGGAGATTTAAATGCAATTTAATTACGGCTATGTTTGCGAACCAAACAATATATCAATAACAGTAGAAAACACCCCCACTCATAGTAAAGGAATAAAGATTATTTTTTATCTTGGCAACAAAGAAGCATTTTCTACAATTCAATCACTTCCAACTTTTACTCCTGATAAAGATGATATTGATGATGTTGTCAGATCATATTGCAATTTAATAAAAGGCTGTACTAAAAAATATATACAAGGTCGCTTCCCAATAAATAAAGTTATGACGGTAATGTTAGTTAATCAATCTTTAAAAAAAGTGCGCACAAAAATTGGAAAAACAATTTGGACAAGCTAGCTAGAGGTGGGAGTATCTACCATTATTATCTTCAATAAAATCCATTAATGATTCATAAGTTGGCCCTAAAGAAATTACGGGAAACCTTATAAGCAAAGAGTGAATCAACCCTACTAATTCAAATTTATCGTTTAAGACCATCGAACCAGAAGATCCCGGCGCAGCCGGTAACGTATACACAGAAACACGATTGAGACCCCATTTATTTGTTGCTTCTCCGTTATGAAAGCCATCAATTATTGGTACCATCTGATAATCAAATATTCCAACCGGCGCGCCAATATTATATATACGAGATCCGGGCAACGGCTTATAAGCTGCAATTTTAACTGGTGGCCTTCGAAGGTTTTTGGCAAACAACATGCATATGTCATTAGCATTATCTCTTTCTAACGCCACAGCCTTATACTTTTTACCATCAATGTCAACTAATTTAAAGGTGGTGTAAAGGGCGGTAGGTTCAGAAGCGCAAACATGAGCGGCAGTTATAACTAAACTTCCATTATTGGTGTTTTTTATTACAAAGCCAGACCCGATATAACGAGCGGTTTCGCCAATTTTAATGCACCTTTTAAAGAGACATATTTTACTTTCTTCCTTCACTGTTACGAACATAAAAGAATCGCGAGGTAAATTGTGTGCCGTTTCTTCGGCTGTATAGTGATAGGTGTTTTTATTGTGGTGGTGGGTATAGGTGCATGTTACTAAAAAAAGAACTAATAGAGACATTAGAATTTTTTTCATTTGGAAGCCAACTCCAGTTTCCATCGTATTTCAACCTTTTTTTTGCCATTCTTGTCTTTGGTTGTTTTTTCTTTGTATTCTGCTATTATATTTGATCCGTTGGTTGTCCATCTTGCAATTGTTTCTTGAGGGTTTATTTCTTTATAGCGCCCCATTGCTACGTCAATTATGAACTGGATGCTGGCCTTTACCAAAGAAGCATCTTCTGTTTTATATCGCGTAATAACATGTGTTTTCTTTTCTTTATGAATTTTGTCCAACCACACAAGACATCTTGCGAATTTTGGTAAAATTTGTTTTTTGACCGAGGCCTCTTGTGAACTTACAACTTCATATAGAAATCCCTTAATGGCATATATCTGATCGTTGTCCATGGGTGTACACCCCTTTTTGCATAGCACCACCTTAGCTTGCGCTAAAGCTGGAACGAGCAAAAGCATGAGTGTGGTCATCAATGCTTTTTTCATTTTTAAAGAACCTCCTAATAATAACTATGAGCGAAATAAAACAACAGTTCTTTTTCTTAATAAAATAATCAAAACTATTTATAATGTGCATTAAATACAAATCATTTATATGGCGAAAAAAACTTATATTCTAGATACAAGCGTCTACCTAACAGACGCAAACGCGCTAACTGCTTACCAAAACAATGATATAATCATTCCATTTAAAGTTTTAGAGGAAGTAGATAAGCACAAGAAGCGACAAGATAGTGTCGGCTCTAACGCTCGAAAAACAATTCGAACGCTTGATTCCATAAGAGAGCGCGGTTCGCTCTATAAGGGGGTCCGGATCGCCAAAGGAAAGGGTATTGTGACGGTTAAGGGCGCCGAAAGTAATCTTTTGGACACATCTATAGCAGATAATGAAATAATTACAGTTGCACTAGAAGAAAAACAAAGAAATGAACAAAGAAAGGTGATCCTGGTTTCGCGCGACATTAATATGCGCGTAAAATGCGATGCGCTGAATCTTTTAACCGAAGACTACATTATTAATCAAGTAGTCAAAGATACCGATCATTTGTATACAGGCTTTAAGATGCACCTTGTTGATGATCAAATTATTGACCAGTTTTATAATGGAGAAAAAATTTATTTAGACAAAGAGGACGTGGCACTGCAACCGAATCACTTTTTAATGCTAGTTTCCAACTCCAATGAAAAGAAAACTGCACTTGCAAGATTTTATAATTATTCAAAGCCCCTTAAAAGAATTAATGGGGAACATAAACATGGCGTATGGAACGTACGAGCCCGCAACAAAGAACAAAGTTTCGCTCTTGATTTATTGATGGATCCTGATGTCCAAGTCGTCACTTTGGTCGGAAAAGCTGGTAGCGGCAAAACACTTTTATCTATAGCCGCCGGCTTAGCTCAGGCGGTGGAAGAAATCAAAGATACTACGTATAAGAGATTGATCGTGTCTCGCCCAATTCAGCCGTTAGGAAAAGATATTGGATATCTACCCGGAACAATGGAAGAAAAAATGGCGCCTTGGCTTAGTCCCATCCAAGACAACTTGAGATATTTAATGGGGAATGATAAAGAAACCTTAAGAATGTATACGTCACAAGGTATAATAGAGATTGAAGCTTTGACTTATATAAGAGGGCGCTCAATTGCAGATGCTTTTATTATAATCGACGAAGCACAGAACTTGACAGCACATGAATTAAAGACTATAATTACAAGAGTGGGCGAGAACACAAAAGTTGTGCTAACTGGAGATATCGATCAAATTGATAATGCGTATGTTGATGAAACATCAAATGGATTAGCATACGCAGTAGAAAAATTTAAGAGTCATGATCTATCGGGTCACATTACTTTAGTAAAGGGCGAAAGATCTAAAGTTGCCACATTAGCAGCAAAAATTCTTTAAAAAGCTTGACAAAATAAAATATTATATATATAATGGAGATAAATATGAGTACTGAAAATGAAAATCCGGAATTGCTGCAGTCAGTAGAAAAATCAAACGAGTTGAAAGAATGGCTTGTAAACTATGTAGGAAATAAATATAATCCAGATTCCGATGAAGTGACTGTAGAAATGATTATTAAAACAATGGCTGAAGAATTTCCTGAATTTCTTTTAGTTTTAGCTGAAGAAAATTTTATACGAGGATATCAACAAGCATTAGCTGATATCGATGAAGGAGAAAATTTAATGCAAAAAGATGGAGTGGTTTAATAGTGAATTATATTTCTGAAAGTGCTGAGAGAGCAAAAAAGAATAGTAGAGAAAAACATATATATGGAGACAAATTGGTTTATATAAAGGACCAACTGCCATATGGTTTTGATTTAAATTATGTGCTAGAAACAATAGAGAAATTAATCCCTCGAACGTTTTTTAGTAACATTGATTCAATTTATGTAGGAAAGTTTAAAATTTTAGATAATGGCGACCTTCCTTTCAATGCAAAATATAAAGACAATGCTTTATATATCACGAATGATCAAGATAACGAAAATGATATGATGGATGACATTGTGCACGAAATTGCGCATGCCGTTGAAGAACAATTTGAAGAACAGCTTTATTCTGATGTCTCAATTGAAAACGAGTTTAGAGGAAAAAGAGAAACTTTATATCACCTTTTAGACCAAGAAGGATATGAGCCCCCCGGGAAACAATTTAATAATATCGAATACAACAAGTATTTTGACCATTATCTTTATAATATTGTAGGATATCCTACGCTAAACGCTTTAATCGCGGGCCTGTTTTATTCTCCATATGCTGTGACGTCTTATCGAGAATATTTTGCAAACGGTTTCGAGAACTATTTTTTAAGAGATCAAAACTATTTAAAGAAAGTAAGTCCGATATTATATAATAAGATTGTCGACTTATTAGTTGACCAAACAGAAGAGGAATTATAGAAAATGAATATTAAGTTTATCGATAAGAACACTGTAGAAATTACAGCATCTTTAAAGTGGATCGCCACGCGCCCACCAGCGTCACAAAGGAAAATTATAAAAAAAGAAGAGTTTATTGCTAAGTTCAAAAAGAAACACCCTTCTTATACTGTAGAAAAAGTCGAAGGCCCCGATAAGATTTCCAACTTTAGAGAAGAAAGACAGTCTAAAGGGGCATGGGTGCTCACGGTATCGAAAATTGAAAAAAGCAAGCTTGCACCAAAAAAAGTAAAAAAAGTGATCACTAAACCGCAACAGCCACAAAAAGAAAAGAAACAAGGTGTTTAATGCCCCACATATCTTTCTCAGAATTAAAATTATGGAATGAGTGCCCCTGGAAACACAAGCTCGTTTATTTAGATGGCATCAAGGCCTTTGAGGGCAATGAGCACACAGCTTTTGGTACAGCAATTCATTCTGTTTGTGAACAACTGGTCGAGAATAATATTAAAAATGCAGCTGAATATTTTCAGGAACAATTTTTAAAAGAACTACAAGAATTACCAAAAGATTATGAATTGAAAAAAGATCTTGTTACTAGTATGCGTATGCAGGGATGTATGTTGATTGGCCATATATTGCCATCATTAAAAGATTATTTTGGAAGTTATGAGTTGGTTTCTGTTGAAGAAAAACTATATGTGCCCATTGAAGGATATGACGATTATAATTTTAAAGGGTATATTGATTTGGTTTTGAAAACTTCTGATGAAAAATATCATATTATTGATTGGAAGACGTGTTCTTGGGGTTGGGATCCACGACGCAAAAGTGATAGAATGACAACATATCAATTAACACTATATAAGCACTTCTTTTGTATTGAACATGGTATAGACACGTCAATGGTAGACACACACTTCGCGCTGCTTAAAAGAACAGCCAAAAAAAATAATATAGAGTTATTTAAAGTTACTAGTGGTAATAAAAAAACTGAAAATGCCCTTAAATTATTGAATAAATCTCTTTATAATTTAACTAATAAAAATTATATTAAAAATCGCGCGGCGTGCCAAGGAAGATTTGGCCCCTGCGAATTTTTAAAATCACAACATTGCAATTAAGAGGCCCGCATGAGCGAAAAAATTAAGATCATGACTATTAGTGATATGCCTTTTGCACCTTCTGGTGTGGGCACACAAACAAGATATATTATTGAGAATATGTTAAAAACTGGCAAATACAAATTTGTTAGCTTAGGGGGCGCTATGAAACACGCCTCGCACAAACCGATTACAACTGAAGAATGGGGCGAAGACTGGATTACTTTTCCAGTAGATGGATACGGCACACAAGAAATTGTAAGATCAATTCTTCGACAAGAAAAACCTGATATACTTTGGTTTATGACGGACCCAAGATTTTGGGGTTGGCTGTGGGAAATTGAAAACGAAATCCGCCCACTGGTTCCAATGGTCTATTATCATGTTTGGGACAACTACCCCTACCCAGACTATAATAAAAAGTTTTATGAATCAAATGATTTGATCGCGACAATATCTAAAGTCACTGATGACGTTGTAAGAACTGTGGCGCCCTCAGTAAAATCAATTTACTTACCGCACGCTGTCAACACAGAAGCATTCAAAAAACACGATTCAGAAAAAGTTAAATCATTCGTTATGAACAGTTTTGGCGATAAATATGATCCGGATAAATTCATTTTCTTTTGGAACAATAGAAATGCACGCCGAAAACAAAGCGGCTCATTAATTTTTTGGTTTAAAAAGTTTTTAGATAAAGTGGGACACGACAAAGCTTCTTTAATAATGCATACCGATGTTAAAGATGCTCATGGGCAAAACCTTGAAGAGATTGTTAACCATTTAGGAATAAACAATGGAGAAGTGATGTTCTCGCAGAAAAAAATAAATCCAGAAGTATTAGCATTATTATATAATATGGCTGATTGTACAATTAATATAGCAGATGCAGAAGGGTTTGGTTTATCTACTTTAGAATCATTGGCTTGCGAAACCCCCATTATTGTCAACATGACAGGAGGCCTACAGGAACAAGTAACAGATGGCGAAGAGTGGTTTGGAATTGGGGTAGAGCCTACATCCAAAGGAATAATCGGCTCACAGGAAATATCTTGGATTTATGAGGACCGGCTTTCTGAAAAGGTGGTTGTTGATGCGATGTTAGAAATGTATAACAAGTCTAAAGAGGAAAGATCTGAATTGGGCAGGAAAGGGCGCAATCACGTAATGACTAACTATAATTTTGATAATTTTATTAAAAAATGGGATGAAGTGTTTACAATGGTCCACGAAGAATATGGTTCGTGGGGCACGCGAAAACCATATGATAATCGCTGGGTTTTAAAGGAGATCGCATGAAAAAGAAAATATTGGTTAGAGCACCTGTTTTAACGCGGTCAGGCTATGGGGAACATTCTCGATTTGTCTTGCGTTCTCTTCGCACACAAGAAGACAAATTTGATATTTATGTGTTTCCTGTGAATTGGGGCAAGTGCGGCTGGATATACGACGATAATGAAGAGAGAAGGTGGCTGGACAAGCTTATTACCAAGACCGCTCATTATAACCAGGATAAAAATGCATTTTATGATATTAGTATTCAAGTCTCTATCCCAAATGAGTGGGAGCGCATAGCGCCCATTAATATTGGTGTTACCGCCGGAATTGAAACGAATCGTGTCGCCCCAGTGTGGCTCGAAAGAGCAAACATGATGGACAAAATTATTACAATCTCTAGTCATTCAAAAAATGTATTTTTAAACACAGAATACGATGCAGTACACAAAGAAACAGGGCAAAAGCTTCAGCTACGCTGCAATAAGCCTGTAGAGGTTGTCCACTATCCCACAAAAGAATTTGAAGATCTTAATCTTAATTTAAAATTGGAAACTGATTTTAATTTCCTTGCAGTTGCCCAGTGGGGCCCCAGAAAAAATTTAGAAAACACAGTAAGATGGTTTGTTGAAGAGTTCATTGACCAGCCGGTGGGCCTTGTTGTTAAAACTTTTATGAAAGGTAATTCCGTCATTGATCGCACACACATCGATGCGAAACTTACAAATATATTAGAAAAATATAAAAATAGAAAATGCAAAGTTTATTTATTGCACGGAGACATGACAGATCAGGAGTTGCACTCCTTGTATAAACACCCGAAAATTAAAGCATTTGTTTCGCTTGCCCACGGAGAAGGTTTTGGACTTCCTCATTTTGAAGCCGCATATTCAGGCCTCCCGGTGGTGGCGCCAGAATGGAGTGGGTATCTTGATTTTCTTTGTGCCCCGAGAAAGGATAAAAAAACTGGAAAAGAAAAAATTAAACCATATTTTGCATGCGTAGACTGTGATTTACAGCCTGTACAAAAAGAGGCGCAATGGGATGGGGTTATACAAGCGGATTCAATGTGGTGTTTTCCGCAGCAAGGCTCATATAAAATGAAACTTCGCGAAGTACATAAAGATTATGGGCGATTTAAGAAACAGGCGGATTCGCTTAAAAAATGGATATTAGACAACTTTTCTGAAAAAAAACAATATGAAACATTTGCTAGCCACTTAAAAGAATATGCCCCCGTTCCGGGCGAGTTCGTATCTAACAATGAAATAGATGATTTATTTAATAAATTAGCTAAACAGAGTGTATGATCTTTTTTGTTTGCGACATGTTTGCCGAACAGTATGAGGGCGGCGCTGAATTAACTACAGAAGCTATAATTAAAAAGGGATTATTTCCAGTAAATAAAGTTATTTGCAGCGAAGCCAATCCCGCCATTATGGAAAAGTATAAAGATGCATTTTGGATATTCGGAAATTATAGAGACCTATCAGAAGAGTGTCTTATGTATGCTGCGAAAAATCTTCACTATAGCGTTTTGGAATATGATTATAAATTTTGTTTCTATCGCTCTATTAAGAAACACGAATTTGCGGAAGGAGCTTGTACGTGTGTAACTTCAAGAAAAGGAAAGTTAGTATCCATTTTTTTGCACAATGCAAAAGCCACCTGGTGGATGTCTCAAAAACAGATGGAAAAATATCAGAGTCTTTATCCATTTTTGAAAAAGAGCAATAATATAGTATTAAACTCTGTGTTCTCTGATGAAACTTTAGAGTACGTTGAAACACTAGATACAGAAAATAAAAATGATACATGGTTGATATTGGATTCTCCTTCTTGGATAAAGGGGGCAAAGGAATCCATCAATTATGCTGAAAAAAATAATTTAAAGTATGAACTAATCTGGGATATCCCGCACTCGAAACTTTTAGATAAGCTAGCGCAATCTAAAGGGATTATTTTTTTCCCCCAAGACTCTGATACATGTCCGAGGATGACAGTAGAAGCCCGACTACTTGGTTGCGAAATTATATCAAATGACAATATGCAGCATAAAGACGAGCCGTGGTTTAAAAACAAAAATTCTACCATAAAACACTTAAGGCAGAGAACAAATATTTTTTGGAAAGAGATAGAAAATATCGCTGCCAAAAATCTAAATATTCCGCAAACAATTAGCGTTATTAGTGATCTTAAGTTTAAAATTGTAGTTCCGTTTTTCAACTGCGAAAGGTGGATCAAAAAATGTATCAACAGCATGCAAAGTCAAAAATATAAAAATTTTGAATGTTTTTTGATAGATGATGCGTCAACGGACAATTCAGCAGGCATCGTAAAAAAAGAGATTGCAAATGATTCTAGATTTAATTTAATACAGAATAGAGAGAAGAAATATGCCCTCTCCAACATTGCCGGCGCAATAGAAGAATTCAATTGCAATGATGATGATGTAATTATTTTACTTGACGGAGATGACTGGTTCGCTTCTTCGCTAACTTTGAATAAACTTTGTGAGAGCTACGGTGACAAATTAATGACTTATGGAAGTTACGTTTTTAATCCTAGCGGTATAAGAGGTCCTGAACCATCAGAATATTCAAATGAAGTGATTAAAACAAGTTCTTTTAGAAAAGATCAATGGAGAGCCTCTCATCTAAGAACTTTTAAATATGAACTATGGAAACGTATTGATCATAATGATTTAAAAGATGAGAATGGTGATTATTATAAAATGACTTATGATCAAGCCATAATGTTTCCCTTGTTGGAAATGGCAGGAGATCGCTCCGCCTTTATACCAGAAATTTTACACGTCTACAACAAAGACAACCCATTAAGTGTCGACAAAAATAAAGCACAAGAACAATGCGCCCTGGCTCAAAAAATTCGTTCTAAAAAGACCTATAGCAAATTAGTATGAATATACATTTAGAAAATGTTAATTTACAAAGCACATCCGGTCCAAATCACTTTGCTTCAAAGTTGATTAAATATTTAGACGCCACTTTTGATTACAATGAGAAACCAGGCGCGAGATTATGTTTTATAGAGTCTCATAGAAGCACGTTCGACGACATACCCTTATTTCAAAGGCTGGATGGCATATATTTCAACACAGCACAAGATTACAAATCGCAGAATACAAACATAAAAAGAACTTATGACAATGCAGATGGTGTTATTTTCCAATCAAACTTCAATAAAGAGCTTATAACAAAGCATTTCGGAGAACATAAAAACTCCACTGTTATACATAATGGTGCTGATGTTGAGTATATTGATAAAGTTCCACCACTGGAAAATTCAAAATTAGATCAACATGAAAATGTTTGGTGTTGCGCTTCTTCCTGGAGGCCACATAAAAGATTGTCTGAGAATATAAAATATTTTTTAGAACACTCTTCTGAAAAGGATTGCTTAGTAATTGCAGGCCCTAAAGATCAAGATATAATTAAAAATGATAGAATTTTTTATGTTGGAAATGTAAGTATCCTTCCACTTATTTCTTTATATAAAAGATCTAAATATTTCATACATTTAGCATGGCTCGATCATTGTCCAAACGTTGTTGTAGATGCTCGCGCAGCAGATTGTCAAATTATTTGCACTTCTGCTGGAGGCACAAAAGAAATTGCTGGGCCGAATGCAATTGTGATTGAAGAAGATAAATGGGATTTTGAGCCAGTTGAATTATATAGCCCCCCCCCATTAGACTTTAGTAAAAAGATTAAAAATGATTGGGAAATAGATTATAATATGAGAGCAGTCGCAAAAAAATATAAGAATTTTCTAGAAGGTGTGATAAATGAGAAAAACAAGACATTATAACAATTATAAAGAATACCTAGATCATCAAAAAACCAAGACTCTTGACCCAGCGCGCCGAAAAAAATGGCTTAATGAAGAGTGGGAATTAAAATTAGATGGTTTTGGGCGGATGTTTGATCGACATATGGGTACTGTTTTACGGCCGGAAATGAAAGTTTTATGTGTTGGCGCCCGTACAGGTCAAGAAGTAGTCGCCCTTAGAGATAGAAATATTGATGCAGTTGGAATTGATATTGTTCCACACCCACCACACGTAATCCAAGGAGACATGCACAATCTAGATTTTCCAGATAATAGTTTTGATTTTGTCTTTTCTAATATATTTGATCATTCGTTGTATCCCGACAAGAAGATTTCAGAGATAGAAAGAGTATTGAAAACCAATGGACATGTTTTATTACAATTCCAAATTGATATTAGCCAAGATGAATATACAGAAGTTATCGTTAATCGTGTTGATCATGATGTATTGCCCTTGTTTGAAAAGTCATTTTGTATTGTTAAAGAAAATATTCCAAGAAACTTTGCAGGGATGAATTATGAAGTATTAATGAAAAAAGATGCGCTTATGTCTTCCTTGTATGATAAGGTTGGCAATGTGACAGAAATCACGTTACCAGAAGAATATAAAAAAATTTGGAATGATATAAATTTGCCAATTCAAACCAACAAAGGGCATGTACATAATATACAAGGACCCGAGCTTGATGAGTGTTTGAATAAATTATCCAAAAGGGCATATTATCTTGTCTCTATAGCAGAACACTTCGGTGTTAAAAACATTGCTGAAGTCGGCACAGCACAAGGATGGCAATTTTACTCTTTCGCTCATTATGCACAAAAAGTTGGTGGCAAGGTTTATAGCTGCGATATTAAAGATGTTAGAAATGAACAATATAAAAATAAATATTTGAATTCATCTGTATTCTGTTTAGGGGATAGTAAACAACTAGCTAATAGATTAAAAGAAGATAATACAAAAATTGATTTATTCTATATTGATGGCGATCACATAGCAAAAGCTGTCTTAACGGACGTGATTAACCTCAGAGATTATCAATCGGATCAATGCATATGGGTTTTTGATGATTATGATGCAAGATTTGGGTGCTTTAAAGAGATAGGAATGTTACAACAAATTAATAATAATTTTAAAGTTTATCGTGTTGGAGATGCAGCCAGCGGAAATCCAAACCATCAAGTTGTTATATTGGGGAAACTTTAAGGAAAAAAATGTTAAAAAGTTTAGAATTTAAATCATTTGAGTTTAACTCGCGCAAAGAAACATTAATCGGCATCGACGCAACTAGAAAGTACGTAATCAAGATACAGATTATAAAAAATAAAAACAAAGCCAACAGTATAGAACAAGAATACGAAGTGATGAAACATTTAAATAAGAATGGTTGCGTAACGTGCCCAGAAGCATATGAGTTGGGGACAGTACAAAAATCAGAAATTTATCCTAAAACAAGAGAAAACAATATTTTAGATTCTATTGATAAAACAAAATTTGAATATATTATTCAAGAGTATATCCCAGACAGCGGAACACACAAATTAGCAGATATAGTGTTAGCCCTTATTGAACAAAAAAAATTAGGAGTTTATCAAGGGGACGTAAAGCCAGATAATGTTAGATTTGATCCGAGTAAAAATATTTGTTATTTTATTGACTACGATCAGTCTATTTTTCTCAGTGATGAACAATCTAATCTAGATAATATTAGTTTTTTAAATTTTTGTTCTGAGTATGATAAAGCCAAGTATGGCTTCGGCAATTGGCTTCGACATTTTTCTCGGTATACAGAGCGTAATGTAACATCTTTGTTTAGTAATAAGGCTTTCAATCTTGAAGCTACTACTGTTTTTAAAACTCAAAAGACTACTAATTCTGCAAGTGGCATATACCACTCTATTGATGAAAGAGACATTTTTATTAATGGCTCAAGGGCGCTGGATGTTCGTGCAAAACTATTGGATGAATGTACTTTTGATGCAAATGAAAGAGTTTTAGATATTGGTTGTAATGCGGGGCTGCTTAGCATGTATCTTCACGATAGGGGATGCCGAACAGTTGGAGTTGATAACGATCCTCATATTGTTGTTGCATCTAAAATTATTTCAAACATTCTTGGGAAAAACATTGAGTATTTTCATCTAGATTTAGATCGCACAGAACAGGTAGAAGACTTTGATACAATAATGTTGTTTTCAGTAATTCACCACACCAGAGACCTTGTTAAGAATGCTAGAAAAATAGCAAATTCATGTTCTAGGTTTTTTTTGGAAACCAGATTAATTGAGAGCGGTAAACAACCATATGGAGATATATGGGTAGACACGACAAGATGGTCTTTTGATACTGTTGATGAATTGGTTTCTTTTTGTGAAAGTATTTTTGAAGGCTTTAAGTTGAAAACTAACTTAGGAATGGCAGATAAAGATCGTTATATATTAGAGTTTGTTAAGTGAGAGATATAGCGATTAAGAAAATATGTAGTAAACTAATTGATAGATATCATATAAATTTAGATGATAAAACTGCACTAGATTTTTTTGCCAGAGAAGGAGATTGGCAGACGTCTTATTATGCCAATAAAATAAAGAAAATTTATGCATGGGAAATCAACCCTAGGCACGAACAAAATTTAAAACAAAATTTACCTGAAAATGCTGATGTAACCATAGGAGATTCATTTGTATTGGCAAAACAAAACAATATCTTTTTTGATATGGTTGTTTTAGATAACCCACAGGGATGTTATGGCAAAAATAAAATGTATTGCGAGCACTTTGAAGCATTAGAGCTTTCTCTTGATTTATTAAAAAACTCCGGCGCCCTACTGATTTTTAATGTTAAGGCACAACCATTTAATTATGCGGATAACAAACAATGGCAAAAAAGACGTAATGATTTTTATTCATTAGGGGATTGTTCTTGTCTTTCTAAAGAATTTATATTTAGTTTTTATGAAAATTATTTTAACATACGAGGATATGTAACTAAGTTTGCTTTTATAGAAACCCGACCACAAGAGCCTGGATTATATGCTTTTGTAACACAAATAGTAAGGATTGCTGATGATAATTGAGAACATAACTAATGGTTTAAATACAACAAAAAAAGCTGCTTTATATTATAAGACAGAACCCTACTATACCAATGTGGATTCTTATGTACATACAAATAACTGGGAAATATTACAATCAATAAACATCTTAAACCGGCGAGGGTATTCCGTTGATTTGTTAGATCGGGGGATTCATAATTGGGCTCCTAAATTATCTTATGATATATTTCTTGGCCTAGGCGTAGGAAATACAGGAAGAAATTTTGTAAGGTGGGCCACCGCTTCCAGGGCCAAGCAAAAAGTTTTGTTATCGATGGGCCCTCAACCAGATGTTTCTAACAAACTGGTGCATATGCGATATGAGATGTTCAATAAAAGAACTGGACAGCATGCCCCTCCGATGAGAACCGTTGAGGCAGTAACGGGCGATCAATTTATTGAAATTATAAACACCGCAGATTTTGTGTTTAACATTGGCGAAAAAAACACTCCAAGTTATAATAGTTTTGCCAAGTATGGAAAGCCCGTTTTGAATTTTTATCCGTCTGTAAGCCCTGCTGTACAGTTCCGCCCGGATTGGATTGAAACAAGAGACCTTAATTCATTTTTGTGTTTTGCTGGAAATGGATTTATTTGTAAGGGCGTGGACCTTGTAGTGGAATCATTTTTGAACAATCCCACAAAACAATTACATATATGTGGACCAAATACAGAAAAAGCCTTTTTTAATTATTATGGAGATCTTATCAACAAAGCACCCAACATTAAATATCATGGTTTTATTACGCCCGGAGGAAAAGTATTTAATGAATTAGCCGCCAAGTGCTCGTTTGTCATTTTTCACTCCGCGGCCGAAGGTTGTTGCACCTCTGTTGCCACCGCAATTAAAGCCGGCCTGGTGCCAATCATTAATCCATGGACCGGCATTTGTATTAATAATCAAGATGGCATTGTATTAAGTGAAGATGGGATCTTGATTGAAAATATATCTGATGGGGTAAAAAAAGCTTCATCGATGAGCGACGCGGCCTATGAACAGATGTTGAGCCATACTTTAAAAAAATCTGAATTGTTTTCACAACAATCCTTTATAAAAAGCTATGCAGCTGCGCTAGATACAGTGATAGGGGAGGAATAATGAAAATTGTTTTTAACACACAACAGCCGTATGCGCCATGTTCCATGTTTTACACGGCAGCGTTTCAGGGAATAGACGATTTAGTTTTTTATGATAATGATTTTGCTTCATATGATGTGGCATTATTTATGACATATGATCATGAACAAATAAAACATGTTAAACGGAGGTTTCCTCAATTAAAAGTAGGCATAATTGATCCACGCAGCAGCAAAGTATATGATAGCACACAATATTGTGATTTTATTGTCATTGACAGCATTGAAATGGAAGATTTTTGGAGGATGTCTGGGAAGCCTATTTTTAGATACATTGAATACCCCAACATACCATATGTGAAGAAAGTGCATGAACAAAAAGATAAGATAATTATTGGCTACCATGGCAACCAAATTCATTTAGCATGCATGGCAGAAAATGTTACGCCCGCTTTATCGGCGCTCGGTAAAAAATACAACATAGAGCTTTTAGTTATGCACAATGGCTCTCCACCGCGCGGCAACGAAAATTGGATTCCAGATAACGTGTCAGTTCGCCACATTCCATGGAGTATGGAAAACTATATTCATGAATTAGGACATTCAGATATAGGCATTGTGCCCAACAATAAAATACATGATGTTTCAACAAAGTTATTAACTAAAACAAATAATAATTTTAACTATACTGATGATGATTATTCCTTAAGGTTTAAAATGCCGTCAAACCCGGGGAGGTACGTTATTTTTGGCAAATTAGGTATCCCCGTGGTTGCTGATTTCTACCCATCAGCGTTACAGTATTTAAAAAACGATGTCGGATTTGTAGCCCATAGTAAAGCCGGTTGGCACCATTGTTTGGAACAGCTAATCATTTCTTATAATTTGCGACAAAAGATGGGCGACAAACTTCAAAGTTTAGTGCGAGAAGAGTTTGATTTTGAGTTGCAAAATAAGAAACTAATTTCTTTTTTAAAAGCTAATGTATGATGATGAAAGATTTATATTTTTTTATTGCCCATTTAGATGATTTTGAAATATCGTGTTTGGGATACCTTTTTAAAAATAAACACCAATACAATAATATTAATATTATTATATCTACGAATTGGGCACCCAAAAAAGAGATATGGAAAGAAAATCTTGAGCTGATAAAATCTAAATTAGACATTAATGTTGATTATATTAATTTGGATTACAATCAAAGAACACTGATGAGCAATTTTGACAATTTAAAAGACGACTTCTATAAACAAATAAATTTTAATAATAGATTTGATATTGTCACGCACGATAGTGAAGATTGCCACACGGATCATATAGCCTGCAACATAATCGCCACGGGCCTTTTTAAATACACGAATAAGTTTGTAACTATATATTCACCCAGCTCTAAAAATTTTAAGGCAAATTATTGGATTGGGTTGACTAAAAAAACATATCAATTCAAAAAAGAATGTATTGATAAATATAATATTAATAATGAACAATCTTATACAAAATTGGGCTATTATATACAAAACGAAGATCATTATAATATTGGTAAATCCTATTATCTTGAAAATTTTGTACATCAAGACTGCGATTATTATGAAACCTATAGAATACTTAAGTCTTTAGAGTGAGAATAAGCATACATCAGCCGGAACATATGCCATGGCTTGGTTTTTTTAACAAAGCTATTAATTGTGATATTTTTGTGCTTTTAGATACCGTTCAGTTTGAGAAGGATTATTTTCAAAATCGAAATCAAATTATATCAAATAATGCTAATGGTCGAGAGTGGCTCACCATCCCTGTAAAAAAAGGCAGACACACAGATTTAATTTGTGAAAAACAAACAGCATTTAATCGAAAGACCAAAAATAAATATTTACAACAAATATATAGAGCCTATAGTTCTTATCCTTTTTATCGCGATATAATGTGCGACATTACAAGCATTATTAATTATGATGATGTATATTTATCAAAGTTGAACATCAAGCTAATAAAATATTTTATTAATCTATTAAACATAAAATGTAAATTACAAGTATCATCTGATCTTCAGTTGAGGCCATGCGAACCAGGCGGCGTAATAAATTATAATATTTGCAAGAAGCTGGGTGCAACAACGTATTTGTCGGGAAAATCAGGTAAAAATTATTTAGACGAAACCCCGTATTTAAAAGATAATATTTCTGTTAAATACCAAAATTTTAAACATCCAGAATATCTTCAACCTAGAGACAGTTTTATTTCTAACTTGAGTATTCTAGACTTGGTTTTTTCTTTAAGTGTTGACCAGTGTTGTGATATAATAAACGAAGCATACCAGATATAAATTAACAGGAGTAAACGTGTTAGATAAGAAGAAAGTGAGAGGATTAATATGTGGCCGCGGCAAATCATTAAAACACTATAATAAGCTTTTATCGACAAAATTTGATTTTACTTACCTGGTTAATGAATTTAATCGATTTATTAGAGAAGATGAAAATTTATTGTTGTTTTTAAAAAGCAAGTCAGAAGAAGGTCACTTAACCCAACAAGTCAATATCGAAGCTGGGGGAGTTGACTCTTTTTTGTTAGAAAACATAGAAATAAAAGAAATAATAATGGCTAGGTTGGCATACAATGGTGAAAACTCAAAATGGCGCCCTCGTATAAATACAAACATTTTTAATCACTTTGGAAAAACCCTACAATTACAGCCGGATACAGTCGCTCCTTATATGAAATATATTGAAAACTCTTTAGGTATTGCAATATTGAATTTAATAGTTGACAAGGGTTGCGATGAAATATGTATTATAGGCTCGGACTTTTATGAGGCTGACTATTATCTTTCCCACCGCGGCCCTGATTGGTTTGAGGTTTCTAAGAAGAAAATACAGGATAAATTAAAAAAAGGGATTGATCAGTTGGTGGAAATATTCCCAGAGGTGAAGTTTAATATTTACACCTGTTCAACTTATAAAAATAATTTTGCTAACTGTGATATCACAAAAATTGAGTAAATTTTAATATGAGCACCAAAACAGATATCGGTATGAAAATAACTTTTATTAACATGCCTCTTCGCGAATCAGCTTCGCCCAATACTCCACCCGAAGGTCCAGGTATATTAGCAGCAATTGCACGCCGGCACGGAGCAGAGTCGTATATACTTGATTTAAATGCTTATCGGATTAAAGATATCATAGCTGAAAAAAGAGGGCTCCCGAATGGAAGACACTTAACATATGATGAGGCTGAGAATTTAATAGTTCAACATATTAAAAACGTGGGCGATCAAGACATAATTGCTTTTTCTGGCAAAATAACGACTTTAAGATGGCAAGAACAAATAGCAAAAATCATTAGAAACCATCAGCCAGATGCCTTTTTAGTAAGCGGGAATGGCCTAGCTACAGAAATCAAGACAGGCCTATTCAATTGGATTCCAGAATTAGATGCAATTGGAAGATCAGAAGGGGATGATATTATTCTTTTAATTTTGCAAGATGCAAAAACTATAAAAGAAATGGGGATTAATAAGGCTTTACGATCCGGTAGACTAAGCACATCTTACATAGGGGAACTTAATGGAAAACATAGGTTTTGCTATGAAGGTGATAGGCCTCGTAATCTAGATGTGATCCCATATGCAGCGTGGGATTTATTAGAGTCTGATCCATATGGTCATAATGTTTTAGAAGACTACATTAAAATACCGGTGTGGGGAATTGCTGCAAATAATAGCTCTGCCACCCCTTTTACTATGGAGAGAAGCTTAACTACAGTTAGTAGTCGTGGCTGTCCGTATGCATGCGCATTTTGCTACCGCGGCTCTCAAGGCGAGCGAAATTATGGGATGAGATCTCCAGAGCACATTGCAAAACAAATTAAAGAGTATGTTGATAATTACAATCTAGATTTTATAGGCTTTCCAGATGATAATTTTGCAGTAGATAAAAGAAGAATGGAAAGAATCCCAGAAGTTTTTAAGGAATACGGAATTAATCATATTAGGTGGGGCACACACACTCGTATGGATGAAGCAGATGAACGAATATTCGACATGGCACGAGGTGGGTGTGTATATATTGGCTTTGGAGCAGAATCTGCTTCTCCTCACACTTTGAAGCTCATGAAAAAGGGCGGTTTTATATTAAAAAATGGCCTAACGCCAACAAAAATTAATGGAAAAATTTATGAGTTTCCAACAACCATGGTTAACGCCGTTAAAAACAGTAAAAAAGCTGGTGTACACGCAAACTGTACTTGGATCATGGCATACCCAGGAGAAGAGCTAAAACATTTAAAAACAAGCGTAGCATTTATTTTATGGCAACAGGAATTTTGGTCGAATAGAGAATCAGTGAATAGAAAAATGTTTACAGCAACTGCATATCCCGGGACAGAAATGTGGAAAGTGGTTCGCCCACAATTAGAAAAGCATTTTAATATCAATTTTAATGTTATGGGAGAGCCCATTTGTGATGAAAATTTTCATCAATATGTTTTAGAATTAGATGATGCTACGAAAGTTTTAAATAATAAACATGGAAATCCTGTAAATTTTGGCAGGATGCCAATGGAAACTTTCCTACAGGCTAGAGACTATGTTAATTCTGATCAAATAGAAAAGATCTTAGACATGTAGGGAATATATGTCAAAAGCTATATTTATAACAGTTCGATCCGGATCATCCCGATTACCAAAAAAAGCGTTATTAAAAATTAATGATGCTGCAACAATAGAACATTTAATAAATCATGTAAGAAAATCACAAAAAGCTGATAAAATTGTTGTTTGTACTACTGTCTCTAAAAATGACGACGAAATTTGTGCTTTGGCAGAGAAGAGCGGAGTTAATTTTTTTAGAGGGAGCATTAAAGATAAATTAGATAGATGTTTAAAAGCTGCGTTGCATTATAATATAGAATATTTTGTTAATGTTGATGGAGATGATATCTTTTGCGAGCCGGAATTAATTGATTTGGCTTTTGATCAGTATGAAGCTGACAATCATGATTTCATAAAGTCAAATGAAAAAGACCTTGTTTGCGGAGCTTTCACTTTTGGTATTAAAACAGAGGCGCTAAAAGAAATCTGTCGTATTAAAGATACTGATGATACTGAAGCTGCGTGGCTTTTATTTTCTGAAATTTCTTCTATTAAGACGTCAATGCTGGACAATATACCCGAGATATATTGCCGTCCAGAAATAAGAGCAACCCTGGATTACTCAGAAGATCTAGAATTTTTTAAAGCTATAATTGATCATTTTCACGACCGAAACAAAAAACAATTTAGCTTGAGAGATATTATATCTTTTATAGATTCGAATCCTGACGTTCTGTTAATCAACAGACACAGGCATAAAGATTATTTAGAAAATCAAAAAAAATTATTAAAAAATATAGGAGTCCAATAGATGTCCGAATTAAAAGAAAGAGTTACATATCATTCCGGTGAATGGGTACCGGAATCTAAAGCTGCGATTCATATATATGATTCTCAGTTTATGTATGGAGATGGTGTTTTTGAGATGGTTAGAACTTTTAAACATAAGTTCTTTTTGTTGGAAGAGCATATCGACAGGCTTTATAGAAGCATGAAGTACATGCATATACCATTTAATAAAACAAAACAAGAAGCAATTGATTTATGTTTAGAATCATTTGATAGAAACAAGGCCCACTTTCCGGAAGGAGAAGAGTGTCGTGTGATGATTAATGTTTCTAGGGGTCCACTAGGCATATATAAAGAAGTATTTGAGCTATCCAAAAGTCAAGCTTGGAATGAACCAACTTGGATTGTGAATGTTTGGCCTCTTAGTAAAACTGCTGGAATATTAGGGCATTTTTATGAGACAGGCGCTAATGCGGTGATTCCATCACAAAGACAAATCCCCTCGCGCCTGTTGGAAAACAAAGTTAAAAATAGGAGTAGATTTCATTACCAAATGGCAAATATACAGGTTTCTTCTTTTGGCAAGGATGCTATGCCGTTGTTATTAGATGAGGATGGCTTTATAACTGAGAGCACAGGCGCAAACTTTTTAATGATAAAAGATGGAAAGTTGATTGCTCCGGAGCTAAGAAACATGCTCAGAGGCTCTAGTATGATGTATATTTTGGAAGTTTTAGCTCCTCAAATTGGTTTAGAAGTGGTTCATAAAAACTTTGAACCTTATGATGTTATGAATTGTGATGAGGCTATGTTCACTGGAACTTTTGTTAATTTGCTCCCTTGTAATAGATTAAACGGAATATATCTTAATGCGGACATAAAAGAAAATCCAATTGGGCCGGTCACACAAAGAATTTGTGACGCATGGTCAAAAAATGTTGGGATTAATTTTATAGGACAAATAAAAGATTGGTCTAAAAATGTTTCTTCAGTGGGCATATCAAGTGCAATGTTGGGGTCTGGAGGTGAAAATGAGTAAGAGGATAATTATAACCGGCTCAGAGGGGCTTTTAGGAAAAGAGATAAGTAGATATTTAGAATCTACTGGCCACTCTGTGATCGGGTGTGATTTACAGCTTGGTCACGATTTAACAGATGAAGAATTTGTAAAAGATTTTTTTAAGAAAAATAAAGCAGATTGTTTAGCAAATTTGTATGCTATTAATCCACATGTGAATTCAGAGGATTACTCTACAAACATGTTTGATATAACTTTAGATTCTTTAAATTCGTATTTACAGGTTAACCTTTTGAGTCTTTTTTCTGTTTGTAGAGAATATGCAAGAAATAATAAAAATGGCTCTATAATTAATTTTTCTTCGACATATGGAATTGTATCGCCCAATCCTGCGCTTTATGAAGAGGGAAAAGAAAAACATATTGGCTATTGCGTTTCTAAATCTGGTGTGATACAATTAACTAGATATTTGGCTGTACACTTAGCACCAAATATCAGGGTAAACTGCGTAGCACCAGGAGGCGTTACTTTTGAACCCACTAACGAACATAGTAAAAAGTTTATTGAACAATACAGAGAGAAAACACCTATGAAAAGAATGATGAATGTTGATGAATTAAATGGAATTATCGAATATTTATGTTCTGACAAATCCTCATATGCTACTGGGACTACCTTTCATATTGACGGGGGCTGGACCATATGGTAGATTTTAGAAATTTAAATAAACATTATTTTATTGGTGAGATCGGCATTAATCATAACGGCGATTTGCAAATAGCAAAAAAATTAATTGATGCGGTGCATGCATGTAACTGGGATTGCGCCAAATTCCAAAAAAGAAATCCCGATGTCTGCGTGCCAGAACATCAAAAAAACGTCTTAAGGGAAACACCATGGGGCACTTTAAAATATATTGACTATAAATACAGAGTTGAATTTGGTAAAGAAAAATATGATTATATAAATTCTTATTGTGGCGAAAAACCAGTCGATTGGTCAGCTTCTGTTTGGGATTTAAATAGTTTAGATTTTCTGTTACAATATAATCTGCCTTTTATTAAAATCCCTTCTGCCATGGTGGCTAATGAGGTTTTAGTGGCAGAAACTGCAAAGTCTGGTAAACCTATTATAATGTCAACTGGTATGTGCAACATAGAAGAAGTGGACAGTGCTGTAAATAATGTATTGAAATATAACGATAATCTAGTTTTAATGCACACAAACTCTAGTTACCCGACACCCAAAGAGGAACTAAACTTAAGTTTAATACCTTTCTTAAAGGAACGTTACAATTGCACAGTAGGATACTCGGGGCATGAAGAGGATCTAGAACCAACAGTGATCGCTGCAGTACTGGGTGCTAAAGTTATTGAAAGGCATATAACATTGTCGCACGATATGTGGGGCACAGATCAAAAATCAAGTTTAGAAGTATTGGCAATGGATATATTACAAAAGAGAATAAAAGATATCGACAAGATTGTGGGAAAACCAATCAAGGAAGTTACAAATAGTGAAGTCAATATTAGAAAGAAGTTGAGGGGATATTAATGAAAAGTAGTTATGATGTGATTAAATGGTAATTTATGTAGATATTGATGAAACAATTTGTATAACACCAGGAGATGCGCATACGGCAAGAAATTATGAAAATGCAAAACCTCTATTAAAAAACATTGAAAAATGTAATAAACTATATGAAGATGGTAATACAATTGTATATTGGACCGCCAGAGGGTGTACAACTGGTATAGATTGGTTTGACGTTACAGAAAAGCAATTAAATGAATGGGATGTTAAATATCACGATCTAAAATTGGGAAAGCCATTTTATGATTTATTTATTGATGATAAAGCAATAAATTCAAAAGATTTTTTTAAAAATTAGGAGGAAAATAGATGGCTAAATGCTTAGTTACGGGTCATAAAGGATATATTGGCTCAAAAGTATATGCAAGATTAAAGGAATTAGGACACGAGGTACAAGGAATAGATCTTTTTGATGGTTATGATATATTAAAAGATTTAAAAGAATATAATGAACCAATGCGTGGTCGTTTCCATCCACATTATCATGAGTTCAAGCCAGAATATATTTTTCATTTAGCCTGCATCCCGCGTGTTGCTTATAGTGTTGAAAACCCTGCGCGTACAATGAAAAACAATGTTCTAGCTACGACATATATCCTTAATTTTGCTAGAAAAAGAAATGTAAAGCGCGTTATTTATTCTGGATCGTCTTCAGTCGTTGGTAATGGATCCGGCCCGAGCAGCCCATATGGATTACAAAAATTAATTTCAGAGATGGAATGTAAATTGTATTCTGATTTATATGGATTAGATACTGTTTCTTTACGTTACTTTAACGTATATTCTCCAGATCAAGAGGCAAGCGGCCCGTATGCAACGGCAATCGCAAATTGGATGCAATATATTAGAGATGGCAAAACTCCATATATAACTGGTAACGGGGAACAAAAACGCGATATGGCACATTTAAATGATATAGTGTCGGCAAATATTTTTGCAATGGAACATAAAAAGGATTTCAATGGACAACATTTTGATGTTGGGACAGGTAGCAATATTTCTTTAAATGAAATTAAGAATATTGTTTTAGATTATTTTCCAAATATAAAATTTGATTACACTGAAGAAAGAAAGGGCGATGTACTACACACACAAGCAAATATATTGCCTTTAAAAGAGTTAGGATGGCACGCTAAAGTGAACATCGTTGATGGCATTAACGAATGCTTTAAAATATTAAAAGAAAGGAGTTAGAAATGACACAAGATAAAAATATGTCAATGTCAGACCAAGCAGTGGGGGCCGTTATGATGGCTCTCCAAAAAAGTTTAATGGAACAAAGCGATATTGTTCCGGTGCTAAAAGGGTTTAAATTTAGATTATCCAAACAAGGTCTTGCCGTTTTGAACCCACCTATTGTTAAGTTCAATGAGGAAACCCAAAATAATTTTCAAGAAAGTTTAGATTTTGGAGACCAAGACCATTCTGAAGATTCAACTTCATAATGCCCATCTATATTTATGGTTGTGATAATTGTGGAAGTGAAACAACAGTCAGCCATTCAATGACTGAAATAATAGAAGACTGCGAAGTATGCGAAATTTCTAGTTCTTTAACTAGAAGGCCTTCTATGTTTTCCAATATCAAAAAGAAACCAGAACAAAAACAAAAAGTTGGTGACTATGTTGAAGGCTTTATAAAAGAGGCTGAACAAGATTTAAAACAACAAAAAAACAATTTGAGGAAAAAGAATGATTGAAATATTATTAGGAGTATCCATTTTAATTAATGGATTTTTGATATGGTATGTTGTTAAGTTAATAAAGAAATTTCTTAATATTTCTGAAGAGTTAGAAGGGCTTTTTATTCTCTTAGAAGAATATGCGGAGCATGTAGACTCTGTATACAATTTAGAAAGATTTTATGGCGACACGACATTGGAACATTTAATGAGACATTCTAAATCTATAGCTGAAATAGCCAAGAATTTTCGAGTTATTTATGATGTAAATTATGAGTTAGAAGAAGAGGAAGATGAGGAAGAGGAAGAATAATGTATGGCCGGCAAAAGAAAAAAAAACCACTACTTTACTAAAGTTCATGAGCAAGCGATTATAGACTATTGCTCGTCCCATGACCAGAAAGAAAGAAACGAATTATATAATGAATTTATCGGCCCTGCCTTTAGTGAATTAGTAGACAAAATTGTTTATACATATAAATTTACTAATCTCCCAAACTGTGATTATTTGAGAGAAGATTGCAAAAATTGGCTAATAACTGTATTAAATAAATATGATCCAAATCGCGGCTCTAAAGCCTTTTCTTATTTTAGTGTCATAACAAAGAATTGGTTCATTCACAAAGTAAAGAAAAATGTACAAAGAGCTAAAAGAGAAGTATTAATCGAGAGTTATTGCGCGCCATTAAGCCAACAACAAGATGCACGCCATCCACTAGTAGTTTATAATACATTTATTGAAGATAATATAAAAAATGAATTTTGGACTGCGTTTAAAGAACAAATACATGATTGGGAAAAATTACCTGTTCGAAATAACGAAAAAAAAGTTATTCAAGCTGTTAAAATTCTTTTCGAAGAATCTGAAAATATAGAAATTTTTAATAAAAAAGCTATTTATTTATACATAAGAGAAATCACGGGCTTGAATACTAAACAAGTTGTTAGTAGCTTAAATAGAATTAGAGTTCGATACAGGGAGTTTAAAACCAAATGGGACAAGGAAGATTAAAAAACATCGATGAATATATTAATGAATCGCTTTCTAATATAAGAGATGATAGAGCCGTTACCTCCACTCTTTTGACAGAGTTATTAATAGAAATGAAGAAAGCCGGCGACCTTGAGACCCACAAACAGCTTGGTTTAATCGCGTCCAAATATGTTGAAACCCTCCAGCGATCCAACGAACAGTTAGTTAAAATCACTGCCATATTAAACAAAAGACAGCAAGGTACACTTGAGCTAGATGAAGAAGACAAACAAGAACTTTTTGATTTGATTCAGGGAGAAAAATAATATATGGCAGAATGTGATTATCAAGGCGATGAGGGGTGCGAAGCGCCAGCTATATTTAAGTTGCCGGCCGGGACGCTTAATCCTCAAATTAATGAGGTCGACCTCAATCAAAGAAGTATAAATTTTCAAGAAGAAGGTGTTTATTCTGTCCTAGGCCAAACAGTAGATGAAGCTTTTACCCCAAATAAATTTAAAGGTCTCGGCCCTTTAAATGCTATATTATTGCGGATAGAAAATCCATATGGCGAAGGCGCTTCATGCACAGCCGAAGAGGTTGCTGCGAATGCCACCCATACTGGTGAAAAAGATCCATTAACAAAATATCGCGTACGCATACCGGAGATGTGTGTTGCTACTTTGCCGCCACCGAACAACTTAGAAGATCCTTGTGATCAAGACAACCTTCGCATCGATGCCCACATACTTTGCGAAGCAAAAGACAGAGAAGTGATGAGCATACCAGTTAAACTTGGCCAAGTAGTCAGAGTTCAGTTCGCTTCTGGCGCCGGATTAACTAATCTTAAATACTTGGGCCCCGTCGATTCGAAGGGCACAGCGTGGGAAAAACTTGATGGACCACACAGCCCCCCCGCCGATTATGGGAAACGCTTAGAAGAATGTAAAAAAATATATCCCAACAGAGGGGCAACTGGTGACATAATTGGTATGGATACAAATTTGTGGAAAAAAAATAGTGGGCGTACACCGCTTGTTTCGGGCATTGGTATACCCGATGGTCCTGTCATCCCCGGAGAAATACACAAAGAATGGGTTGTAAACCTGTTTAAAGAACTAAAAAAAGAAGGTAAGTATAAAGGATTAATTTGGACTGGGGTATGCAAAAATAACGGACCAGAAGATAATCTAAATATGTTAACAAGCGCCGGAAAAAAATCTTCTATAGGCGATCCCGGGCGCTCAACTGTTATTTATATGCCAATTGGCACCGACCCCACAATCCCTCTAGAAATAATATATTGGTTCCATGATGAAGCCGGCTTTAAAAACGATAAAGAAGAATGGGATGTGCTTTGGCAATCATTGTCGGGGATGATTAAAAAAAAGAGATCTTTAAATAATGCGAGGCGCAATTTTATTTTAGTTATACCAGAGATGTTATGGTCTAAACAAAACACTACAGTAGCCGGTATGCGAAGAAATGAAACCACGCCAGTTTCAATAAAGTTTGGCCAATTAGATGTCGCCTCTTCATCGGGCTTCGTTGGTGAAACTCGCCTGCGCCATGCGGGATACACAGACCGTCAATGGGCCGCCTGGGGCTTCTCCGCAGGCTCGCATGATACCATCAACGCCTCGTCATTCGATCGGCCGTATCCGCCGCTAGCTTTCGTGTCATTAGAAGCCGGAGAAGCAAACCCTGCTTTGGCTGCTCCCACTGCCGGCAATATGAAACTTCTTCATGAGGAAGTATTGGGCCTATTACAAAAATATTTCAACGTCACCAAGGACAACGCCACACAAATAACATTGGTAGCCGATCACAAAGGAGGCATTGCTATATCTAATTTAGCACGTCTTAACCAATTAGAAGAGTTAAATCCATCAAAAATAGTTTTAATACACGCAGATTATAGCAGCATCGGGCAATTACCAACCCAAGGGCTAGCGTTCGCGAAGAACTCCCAGATTCCAGACGGTATAGTTTTTAATTATTTTCATGACAATGATGCATTTGAGATTTTAAAACACATTAATGCAAACACTCGATTAGAAATACATGTATCGCGCACCTCCGGGAAAAATCCCCTGCCGCGCCAAGCGGCCCGGGCCTTTATAGGGGCACTTTCCACAATGCTGCCCACTCCACCCGGGTGGTGGGCGCCCGACCCGCTCCCGGTCCACACCTTCGACGACCGCGTGCAAAAATTAAAAGAGCTTTATCATTACGCTGGTTTGGACCATTGGAGAGGAAAAACCACTGACGGGAATTATAATCCAAACCCCGCCCTGTTTAATGCTTATAAAGCTGGCTATTCCTTAATAAATCGCACCGGGCCCGCCGCCAATATAATTCGATTGGAGCCTCCCTTTAATAATATTGTATATAAAAGCTGGGGCGCATCTGCAAAGGGAGCTTTGGCGTGGCTCCCAGCAGATAACAACGTATCGCAACCTGAAGCACTGGTACAAGAATCCAAAAAACTTGCAGGCACTTTTGATATCGAGTCCGATGTACCCAACAGCGTAAAAGAGGCCTTTAGAAAGTTTAGCGGAAGAGCGATATTATACAGATCAGAACTGGTCGGCACTACAAAAAATGTTGCAATACTAGAACCCAGCGGTGCTAGCATTTATAATAATTACGAACTTATCTATTATTTACATGGGGATATAGGCCAGAATGGCGCCGCAAAAACATATACAGACGCATTAGGGAATCAATTTGCAACAATGGTTGGCGACGACCGAAATGTAATTATTGTGTTAATGGATCTTGATAATCCATCATCTAACACGGGCCTTTGGCAAAATGGCGGCTTTAATCGGTTTCATGAGGAAATTTTATCCAAAATTAAAGAAAAGTGGTCTGGCCAAAAAAAGGGAGTTAATGATGATGGAAGTATATCATATGACACTCCAGTCCACCCCCAACCCGGATTCTTTACAATCAAAGCCAATCACGGCGGATCTCGGATTCTTAACAGTATTGTTAAAAGCTTGGATAGTTCTCTTAGAGCGCCATCACCAGGCGCCCTCCGGAGGATAGATTTATTTGATGCAAATTACGGCCCAGAAATAGGAATAATCAAACAACTAAAAAGTTGGGGTGCTTCGACGCTAGGTACTAATTTTGAAATTCAAATGGTAGTAACGCCCACTACGATTGGGAAGCCCGGCCAGCAAGGCCAGCCGGCCAACAAACAAGCTGAAAAATATCAATCAGAACCAGGAGTATGGATTATTCCGGCTTCGGTTGATCACGGTGTGCTGCCCTATGTGTATTTTTCTGCCCCAAGTAAATTAGACACTGGTATACCAAAGATCCCTGTTCCAAACACACCAGATGCTTTACCTTTAACTCCTCCTGGTATGAAACCCAAGGCCCCCATACCACTTGTGTATAACAAAGATGGTCATGCATATGCTGAACAAGGCGCCCCGTATTATGGAAAAAGATTACCAGAATATGATATGCAATTAACAGCATTTTTTAAAGGCAGATTAGAATACCACACACCATCGACAGAAGAAGTTGGAAAAATAGAAGTGTGTTTAGCGGATTCGCGCCGAACGAACAACACTACAAAAACTTCTACATCATCTACTTCTGCTGATACTCAAGATTGTAAAACAAACCCGCTTGGATTAATAGATTATAAAACATCTGATTTTACTAGTATTGCTATAGAACCAACAAAAAGAAATTTTTCTTGGGGGGCCAAAGAATTTGGTAAATATTTAAAAGATCTTGATGCTTCTATGTGGGCAAGAACTAGCCCCGCCACTAAGTGGATTATTAAAGACTTATCTCCTAAAAATGCTAATGGCGTTGATAAAGTAGGGGGCCACGCTTCGCACAGAGAGGGAATAGACGCAGATTTTAATTTACCAAAAATAGATACTACTGGCGAAGCACCAATTCCAGTAGGACTAACAACATCAGAAATTTTAAAGGCACAAGAATTAGATGTAGATAAAATGTTGGCTTTTATAATGCTTTCAAAGATGCATGGCGCAAAAGTTTTTTTCTTAGATAAAAAGTTTTTTAAACCTTTAAGAGAAAGGGCAAATTTTATTGCAACGGATGGTATCACGGCAACAACTAAAGGTAAAACTTTAGTTATAGATAATGCACTCAGAAGCTTTTTTAGAGAACATCTATATGAAAAACCAAAAATGGTTAAAGAAATAATGAATTCACTTATACACAAGCCGGGGCATCAAAACCGAGTACACGTAAGGATCCAGCGCAAATGGGGGTCTCACGAAACAAGAGATTATCCTGGCTGGGCAATTAGGCGCCTTAAAAAAATGGGCTGTAATTATAAAGAATTATAAAGAATTAATAGTTATATAGAGGGAAATAATGTCAGCAAATACTGTAAAACCGAGCGATCCAAAAAGAAAGGCTCCCGGGGGCAACTTACCAAAAGAAAGGATGCTCCGACAATCTGGGATTGATGGAGATCCAAATCCACAAAAAGTACCTAAATTAAATGTGCCTCCCTCCGGAGAGGTAGTATATTTTGGCCCTTATGGATCGCACATCGCGCTGGGCGGGGATCGTTTAAACCCGCGCAAAGGCTTCAAATATGGCGGAGGGAAAGCCATGGCCGGCGTTACTGCCTGTGCCCATGTTGATATTGTCGCCGGCCTTGATTCTTTTGACACGTATAAGAATAGAATACCCACAGTACCAGTTAACCCGGATGCATTTCGTGATGCTGCACGAGTTTATATTTCTCAAAATTGTGATGTAGACGATCAATTCACTTGCGCAGATGGCAGTATAGGAAATATAAAAAATAAATCGGCTGCAGTCATCAAAGCTGATGGAGTTAGGATAATTGGACGAGAAGGGATTAAAATTATAACTGGAACCGACTCAGCTAATTCACGCGGCAAAACTATAAATAGTGTTCCTCCTATCGATTTAATTGCTGGAAACGCCCCTCCTGAAATGATGCAACCCATTCCAAGGGGCATGAATTTAAGAGACGCGCTACAAACAATAGTTGATAGAATCAATCAATTGAGTGGAATTGTTGATAATTTTTTCACCGAACAGCAAGCCTTTAATAGCGTGTTGGCATGGCACGACCACCCAGATTTCATATCAATGGCAATTTCTGGGATTGCCACAAGCGGCACAAGTACAAAAGCTTTTTTTAATGGCAATACTTATTTTAATATGGATGTAGCGATCCAGGGATTGAAAAACCAGGCTGCCGGCATCAGAATTAAAAAAGATTTTCTACTTCACAAATGTGCGATGAGTGGTTTAGTTGTAGAATATTTAAGACCAAGCGGCCTCAAATGGATTAATAGTCGCCAAGTTAATACCAGCTAAACAAATGAGAAACTAATATGCCTAATAATATACCTTTAACAGAAGAACAAAAAACACAACTGTACCGCTCACTTTATACACTGTATCAAAACTTAAAAGATTCACCCGAGAAAGGTACGAATAATATTTCATTTGTTGCTTGGACCGCCCCTAAAGGAGTCCCCGGATCCGCCGGCTATATAGCCGGTTTCTATTCTCCCACACAAACTGAGTTTGTAGACACGCTAACCGCACAATACAAAGAATCCTCACAAACAATACAACAATTTATTGTTGATACATACAAATATTATGGCTACGGACCAAAAATCAAGATTAAAGAAGAAGGAGCCGACACAACTGCAGAAAAATGGCATTTACAAACAAAAACTTTTTTGTCAAAAGATAAAAAATATTATATTGTTCCAGTAGTATATAAGAAAATAGTTGACAACCCAGCGATAAAACAATTTTTTACAAACCCTTCTGATACTCTTTCTAAAGACAGTAAACTACAGATTTATGGCAATAAGGAAGAGCCCGGTCATGGAATTCTTGGTGATGCTCCTGCTTCTAAAATATTTCGAAATTCTGCAAAAGTATGGGCTCTGGAAAAGCTAGCCAGCGATTTAGCAAAAAGTATTAATCAAGACCATAGAAAAGAAGCGGAAACTATGGGCTTTCTACCTGTTGATTCTAAAAACGTTGATAATAATAATGCTGAAATGGCAGAAGCATGGTATATTGATGCGCGCCCACCTGAATACCAAAATCTATTTTTAAAAATAATGTTTGATAAAGGCTGGGTCGATGCAATCCCTCCACAACTTAGTCCTTGTGTGGACTTGCCATCATCTCGCACTGTTATGATATTTATAAAATCATTTCAACAAGATCTAAATAATTTAGAACAAATATTATGGAAATTTAATGATCGTATTATATCTTCTAAAGTTCAAATGCCTTTTGATGCGGCGTGTACCGCTGGAAAAGTACCAAAGATTCCTGAACTTATAAACTATCTCCTAAGATTAAATGGAAAGCCTGAAATTGATGACAAGTCCAACGCCGCCCTTCAATTTGGTTTTACCGAGGAATTAGAATTACAATATATTGCTTACAGCGAAGAACCTGAATGTTTGTGTGACGACACAAACATTAATGCATACATTTTACAAAAAGGCATCGAAGATCTTAAGAAAACTCCTCCTTTCGACTCTCCAACTAACAATGGTTTTTTATTTTATTTGCCTGAAATTATGAGAAAATATGTTCCATACCTGAACGGGCCAAAAAGTAAGTTTCTTTTTTCAGCTCAAGAGTCGTGGATACGTTTTGCTAATTCTTTTGTCTATCCAAAGCCTGAAATAGTACATGACACATCAGAATCTGCGGCGGATCATTTTGCAAAACAAATGGCAGCAATCGAAAAAGTAACAAAATCAGGCTTTAACGTCTTAAAAGACGCTGCGTATCTTCAAGACCCCACAATGATCATGAATTCAGATATAAGAAATTTAATTCAAGGGGCAACGAGTTCTCAAGTTGTATTTGCTGGTGATGATGTAATGATGAAGGCCATTAAATCAGATATACTTAATTTAACATCATTATATGGGCGCCTTCTTCACAAAGTACCAATAACAGAATTAGTTAAACTTGCTGTAGCAGCTATTGTTAAATGCACCAGCGATAGCGCGCTTAAGAAAAAATTATGTAGAACTCTTATAAAAACGATGCCAAGGATTGAGATTGAAACAAAAATATATCCATGTTTGCGCGATGGCGGCCATGAAGGTGCCATCGCTTCATTACAAAGTGCTATTGGAGGAAGAGAAAGTAAAGTTTATGAACAGGCAAGGGCACGCCATCCAGAAAAATTTCCCGCTTCTGAAGGAATGAAAACAGAAGCCGAGATGGCAGCCGTAAATGATTTTTATTGTAATGACCCGGCACTTCAAAATGCGCTCGGTCGTTCTCCCGATGACATGTCTGAAGAATTGCTTGCTTGGCTAGAGGGCGAATATGCATCGGCCGTTTGCGATTGTATATTAACAGTTTACGGACCCGTACAAAAAATAATTCAATTTGTAGAAGAAGCAAAAGACGAAGTTAGCGATGTTGTAGACATCCTTGGTAAAAATAAAGCTCAATCTGCAGAAGGCCAATCAACTTTTTCATTTGACAGATATATAGCTCCTTGCAAAAAAACCGAAGACAGGATCCAGTCCTTCGGGGACGAACTTCAAAAAGGTCTAGAAAAGATGGTTCTTGATATAATGTTAGCGGCCGTTTTAGTAGTATTAAACCAAGTTAAAAGTTCAATAATGGGAGGGCTCCTAAGAGATGTATGTAATGCAGCAAAAAGTCCCTGGAAATTATTAGATATCACCGATGAAATAATGAATTCTCCTCTTCATGTAGATACGACTTTTCTTGATCTTAAGAAAAAGATTGGAAATATTGGAAAACTGGCCGGCCTTAGTGCCGATATAAACGATTTAATAGACGGAATTAATGCTCTTTCTAGTGAGTTCAGCCCAAGCGAAATGAAACGTCTTTTTTTCACCGAGTGTGGTGATAACTCTTTTGATGCCGGGTTTCAATCAGTTGCCGATTCGATGGCCAAGAACCACAATGTTACCATTGAGGGACAGAACCCCGAGGTGGCCACCAATAATATATTTAACGACCATACTCCCACAGGCGCCGCGCTTACAGCACAAGAATCAATGACGTTAACAAACCTAGAAGACCCAGAAGCGGCACCATTAAATATTCCTCCGGCATGCCCGGCCGCCCCCGTAAATAGCCCGGGCCCCTATCACGATTTATTATCGGGCATAGGCGGACTAATGAGTCCTGATGTGTTTGATGAAGCAATAGATGCTTGGGAAAGAGCTAAATCAGAGTTTGTTGACTTATGTGATCCGGACACGCCAAATGTTCTGGGGGACAATGTTTCCGAAGGTGATATTAGAAAATTAGCAGAATATGATCAAAACAAGATGCTTGATGAAATTACAACAATGTTGCCATTGTTGGATCCTAGTAAACTAGAAGATATGATGCCTCCATTATTTTGCGGCCCATGTGATCCTGGAAAAGTTGGCCAAGAGCCTTTAATGCCAAGCCAAACACATCCATCACAATTATTCTTGCTTGATCGCATGAACAAAAATCTTTTTAAAATGGTTAATAAGATGTTTAATAACAATATAAGCGCTTATAAGCCAATTATAATGGACGTTAGAGAAGATGCTAAACAATACCCAGAAATATACAAAGAGTTGGCAGAAAAACATATGCCCACTAAAAAAGAACTAAAAAAAATGACAGATGTTGAAAAGTCAGAGGCTTTTTCAGATGCTCACAAACTTATACAAACAGAAATGATGTCGCGCTTCGCCGCTGAAGATGGCGATGGGACGAGCCAAAAAGATAAATTTGTTGCAAAAGCACTTTTGGATGCTCTTGAATCGGCCGCGGCCCAGTCTGAGGTTAACCCAAACCAAAATATAATTATCAATCCTGAATCCCGCGTATTCTCATACGATATCCCTGATAGTGCGAATCAAATATTAATGATAATAAATTTTTCAAACAGCGCATCGACATATGGTTCTATAACAACAGAATCACGACAAATAAAGATTGCTGTTCAAAATAAATTTAGTAAAACCATTGAATACGAATGGCCTAATCCTAAAAGTACCGAACTCCACCAAATAAAAGATTTTAACGAATTAGATTTAACTATGGAATTTTTTAGGCACCTCGGTGAAAAAATACCCGCGATGAATTCTTTACTAGGATTGGAGGTTGTAACCCAGACAATAACGGGGGGAAAACAAGCATCGGTTCTTACACAACACTATCCTTTGATTGTAAATCTAATATTTGAAACTGTTTTTACTCAAGCAGCACAACATGATTTGTTTAGAAGTAATATATTTTATCAAGTGCCATTGACGGATGAAGAAGTAAAAAAGAGATGCAAAGAGGGCCCCGGCAAAAAGCCTCTTTTAGATACGGCAAAGCTTGCTGATGATGTTTCCAAAGCACGCGAAGCGCTAGAATGTGTTATAGGAATGTTTGAAACTCCAGACGCAACCCAGGTTGCACAAATGTTTGGTCTTTATAAGTTAATAATCAAAGTTTGTATAATAGAAGAATTCTTAAAAAATATATTTATCTTTGGTTTCGTTAGAATAGCTGATATTTTAGAATCAGACATATACATGCCAATATTATTAAAAAATATTGTTGGTGTTATACAATCATCAGTTAACGGAGACAACTATGATAACTTATTAGATTACTCAGCAAAAATTATAAATGGGCGAGAAATTTTAGGAGAAGAATTTAAAAGCGTAGGCCCCGCCGACGAATGGGCAACAGGGCCTTTCGGTCCAATGAAAAAAATGAAAACACCAGAAGAGTGTTTAATGATAATAATTAGAGAAACCGCGCGAGAAGTTAACGACATTTTAGATGATCGTATACAAGGCCTTTTAGATCCAGGCTGGACTAAAAAGTTTTTTGCATATGATAGTGTAGACGACCCCGAAACTCAATCTGTATTAGAAAGTAGACTTTTAGAGTATGCAATTTTATCGCCAGATTATTGGTCTCCAAACGTATATCCCCGCCCCCATCACGGCCTCTCACCTACTTTAGGAAAGTTAGATGCAATGAACCCTATATTGGAGACCGAACCCGACCGCGGGCTGACCGTGTACAGCGACGCCAACGGTGCCACAATCTTCAAAGGTGGGTGGCCCACCGCCCCCACAAACGTAACCCAGTTTGAAACGGACCGCGCATTCAACGCAGTATCTTATTGGCCGACTATTGGGAATCAACCATGGGGCGGCGGACTATTTCTGCAACCTTATATGAAAATTACATCTAAACTATCTGGCCCGTCAGGACCCGGCTCCTTTTGGACAAAATTCAAAAAGGCCTATGAGTTAAAAAAAGAATTCGAAACAAATCCAACCTCGGCCGCATTCGCCGCACAGTATACAAAATCTTCTGATCCAAACAATGTAGGAGAAAATGCAGTTGCGTTGTTGATAAGCAAAATGGATGACAATAGTCTGACACAGGATGCGCGCGCTCTATTATTCAATTCGTTCTTTAAAACATTTTTCGACCCAACTTACCTCCCAGATGCGAAAGCTAAAATGCCGTTTACACGATTAGTTTCTTCGCAAGTAACCTCGGCTGAAACCGCCGACACTAGCTATGAACCATATTATTATTGGGACGACAACCTAGATAACGCCATTCAGGGCGCCCAAGAAAGATATCATTGGCTTAATAGAGGTATAATATCGACGGACTTTGCTCTTGACGTAGCTCAGCGAGCCGAGCAAAAAGCACAGAACCTCGCCCTCGCGGAAGAAATAGCACTTCAGGCAGCATATGCAAATATGATATCAGGAATCGTACTCGCCCCCGGGGAATCCTTGTCCTCCCGTAAAAAAGAGATTCATAGTTACATCTATTCTAACAGGAAGCATTTTTATCCTCCCCACATTAACCCTTCCAACAGCTTTGGAAACTTAAACGCTGTTCCTGCAAAGGCGTTCCCAGAAGGCATGATGTTGTCTACCATTAATTTACTTGGGCTGGCCAAAGATATGTCCCCAATTACTAATCTAAAACCATCGACGACAACCAGTGCCTTCTTCGACAGTGTTCGCAATTTTTTAGGCACAAACGGCGCCGGCTCTTTACAAACAACTGATCAATATCCCATCGACAAGGACGGCGCCGGCGGGTTCGAGTCCCCTGTACATGATTATACTGAAGCTGTAGCGTTCTGGTCTAGAGTAAGAGATATAATTTTTGATAGTCCTTATGATCTCTGGTTTGATTTCACATTAGGGATGAGATTAAATTTGGTGTTTCCTATAGATAGCGAAGAGGCTCAACAAGGTATTTTTGAAGCGGCGCAATTTCAAATGGACAAGGAAGACTTTGCTAAATACAAAAAAGAAAAAATGTTTATTTGGGAGAAAAGCGTGGACGAGAGGTTTCTTTGCCTTCCCTTGGAAAGTGTAGAGCATGACTTAACTTACATTGAAAACGAAATATGGAATGGCTGGGGCCCCGTTTATACAGCTTTAAATGATATTAATACATGGACGTCTCCGCTCTTCGGCACACAAAGTACTCTGGGCATAGTCACCACTCCCGGCGATTCTGGCGCGCCGTCTTTGTGGTCTATCACAAGAGCCATGTCTGCTGGCCTATACCAAGACAAAGATAAAGTTTTAGGATTGTTAAAAAAAGAATTAATGCAAAAAATGTTAGCTCCCGGGCCCGAACAAGAGCCTAATAAATTTTTGAATGAAATTCTGCCGGTTAAAGAATTAGTAGTAACAACTGCTTTGATGTTTCGATATTATATGGAAGGCGCCTACCCTTCTTTGAACCAATTATTTGATCCAACTAAAAAAACTCTTAATAGATATATAAAACAATTAGCAGCAACCATTGATGGAGACTATCAATACGTAGATGACCTTACCGAAGAATCCGACCCGAACGCAGATTTAGGCACATCCCCGACCGCAGAAGAGATAGTAAAGAAATTTTTCATGCTGGTGGTCCAGATGGCAGCTAATATGACAGATCCAACATGGAAAACGCCATGGTTTTTACCAGGCCCAATAACACCATGGGGAATTATCGCAAAATTATTAAATACTAAGTGGTCAGAGGACGAAACCGCTGGGGATTCAGACCTTCTTAAGCTTCTAGAAGAGTGCCCCGCCATACCGGTATCGTACGGCGAATCAGAGGAAGAGGCTGTAGAAGAAATATTATTACCGACTGCGCCAATGATTGACCCAGTAATACAAGAGCAGCTTAACAAATGGGCTCAAGATAAAGCAGACGGCTTTCCACCTCCAACATACGATGGGTTTGTCTTCTCGCCGTTCCCTTATTCGGAAGGCATACAGTTCCGCTATCGCGACGGCGTAGTTAAAAATAATAAAACGCTCCTTAAACTCCCCTTCTGGGAAAATAAGTGGCGCCACCCAATATACGTACCATATGTTTATTTGACAGACGAAGCGAAAAAGCGCCAATGGGAATTTTTTCAAGCGCGCCATTTTGGATTCCCAGCGCCCCCACCGTTTTATAATAAATTCAATGTTTTGAGTTGGGCCGTGGCCACGGACGACATTACAATCGATCAAAGCAACAACGCTACATACCCAAACCTCGCATCGACGACCCACCCGCGCTATAAAAAAAGCTGGGACGGGATCCTCCGCGGCGTTAAAAACGCTGATTTTGCAGAGATGGCCGCCGGAACGATTCAACCAGCCTCTTGGGCACAAGTTTGTTCTTGGTATAATCCATGCGTTTCCGACACCCCGCGGAGCGGGCTAGCATACACTGATGAATGCAGTTGGCCCAACGTACAACACCCTCCGCGAAGAAATTTCCCTGCATGGGGCGGCTCTGTGACCTCTCTCGGAGTCTCCAACCCCGAGCTTGTTCCATTTGTACATGGAAAGAACCTCACATGGAACCCAGCCCCCGGCGCCGTTGTGTGGGTGAGCCCCACGGATCCGGATAAGGTCATGTTCGCACCCCCGGCCCAGCCTTTAACAAACACCCAGACACACCCAGAGACAGGCGGAGTCGTGCCTTACACTGAAACCGGCTATAATCAAGCCTGGTATTATTATTTGTATGGCTATGCCGGCGGTACATATGATACATTCGGACACAAAGGAGAAAACTATAAATACACGGACAACTGGTGGCAATGGCCCAACTTGTTCGGGCCCCCAAATTGGTCGCCCACATGGAAAGGCCCCGACATTCATACACAGATATATGTTAGCTGGTATCAAAGTCAGATAGTTGAGTATCAAATAGTGAAAGAAGGCGCTGTTGAACATCTTAAAGGATTAGCACAAGAAGTGATCGATACAGGGTACATCACTGCGGGCATGGCGGCTACTTGGAAAAACTTCTAAGCAGAATAAAAAGAAGAAGAGAAATAATTGATGTAATTGCTATTTATTATAAAAAGGGGTAAAAAAAAATGGCAGTTGGATTTTCTCCAAAATTACCTTTGCAACCTGATTCTGTAGACGGGTTTTACAAATTAAATAAAACTTTAGGAGAAGTTGTTAAGCAAAATTTAAAAATGATTATATTGACAACGCCTGGCGAACGCATGATGCACCCAGAGTTTGGCGTCGGTGCCAGAAATTTTTTATTTGAGACAACAGACTCAACCTTCCAGGGTCTTACTGCTAAAATAAATGAACAAGTACGAAAATATTTACCCTTTATTGATATTGTAGATATTGGTTTAACAGACGAGAATCTAGAAAAAACAGATAATTTTAATTATAAATCAACACACTATATGAGATTACAGCTAGTATATTATATTCCAAATTTAAACTTAAGTGATACTTTAAGAATCGTTGTTTCTACGAGCCCTTAAATAACAAGGAAAGATAAAAGATGCCAAAAATAAAACCTTCTATAAATTATACAAGCCGTGATTTTGAATCAATTAGAACGGACTTAGAAACTTATGTAAAAAGATATTATCCTGATAATTTTAAAGATTTTACCGAGGCGTCTTTCGGCGCCCTGATGCTAGATACAGTTTCATATGTTGGAGACATGCTATCTTTTTATGTAGATTACCAAGCGAACGAATCATATTTAGCGACCGCTAATGAATTTCAAAATATATTAAAATTAGGTTCAGAACTTGGATATAAATATAAACCTTTCCCATCATCTTTTGGAGTGTGCAATTTTTATATAACAGTCCCCGCCGAAACGAATTCGCCCGCACCAGATGATAGTTACAAACCAATTTTGAAAAAAGGCTCAACCTTTTATTCTAGTGCAAATGTTATTTATACCTTACTGGAAGATGTAAATTTTGCAAAGAGCGCTAATCCAATCGTAGTCGCGAGCCAATCAGAAACAGGGGCCCCCACTACATATGCCGTACGTTCGGCCGGCCAAGTAGTTTCTGGCGAACTAGCAGTCCAAGAGCAACCAATTGGTGAATTTCAAAGATTTTTGAGAATTGCAGTAAAAGGACAAAATATTAGCGAGATAGTTCAAGTTTTTGACGACAATGGAAATCAATATTATGAAGTTGACTATCTTACACAAAATGTAATATATGTCCCCGTTTTGAACAAAGGCGACGACTCAAGCACGGTGCCTTATATAATAAAACCAGTAGCAGTATCGCGTCGATTTATGGTTGACAGTACTCCAAATGGCGTCTACCTACAGTTTGGGTATGGAAGCGAAGAGGCGCCAGTTTCGCTTAAAGACCCTTCTGAGGTAATTTTGCAGCTTCATGGCAAAGATTATACCTCTGATACTTCGTTTGATCCATCCATTTTGAATGAGACAGACAAACTAGGCGTCGTCCCGGCGGATACTATTTTAACAATAATCTATAGGATCAACACTAATGAAAATACTAATTCAGCAGCCAACACGATAAGAAGGGTCGGAACCGCCGATTTCCAATTCACCGCGCCAGAAACTTTAGATAGCAACAAAAGAAGCTCCGTAATTAATAGTTTAGCAGTTTTAAATGAAGAACCAGTAATTGGCGATATAAGCGTAGTGACTGGCGAAGAGATTAAACAACGAGCAGTTGGAAATTTCGCAGCACAATATAGGGCCGTAACAAAACAAGATTATATTAGTATGGCTTACAACATGCCTTCTAAATACGGAAAATTTAAAAGATGCGCTATAGAGCTAGATTCTGATTCTTATAACCAACGAAATCTTAATTTGTATGTTATTTCTGAAGATACAGACGGCACTTTAATAACGAGCAATGGTGCTCTTAAAGGTAATTTGAAGACCTGGGTCAACCAATATAAAATGATTAACGATACTGTTGATATATTAGATGCCAAAATCGCCAACATAGGCATTGAATTTAAGGCGCTTGCATTCTCTGGCGTAAATAAATATGACCTTTTGAACGAAGCAGCAACGGTCTTACGAAGCGCTTTTGATAAAGCGTTTTATATTGGTGAACCTCTTTTGATAACGGATGTATACCAGACTTTAAAATCAGTACCTGATTTAATGGATGTTATCGATGTCGATATTGTGATAAAAACAGGAGCCACATATGCAGATTCACCGATAAGTATCGAAAATGTAATATCTGCAGATGGAAGATATGTCGTGCCTCCATCGGATACAATTTTTGAGATTAAGTTTCCAAAATCAGACATATTAGGAACAATATTATAATGGCTATTAAAAGATATAAAGCAGATGCAGACACAACAATAACAAACGCTTTTAAAGCAAACTTAACAACTCGCGGCGTGAGCGGCAATATGGGGCAATCAGATATACTTGAAGTGTTTTCAATTTATGCCCAAGAATCTTCTGCATCATCGGAATTGGAAAGAATTTTAATTAAATTTCCTGCTACCGGCACTGCGGCTGGGTACATTTCTTATGATAGAACACAAGGAAATATACCAGCCTCCGGGAGTGTTTCATTCTATTTAAGAATGTTTAACGCAGAGCACTCACAAACCACCCCTAAAAATTTTAATTTAATTGTTTCTGCGATTTCTCGTTCCTGGGCGGAGGGGCTCGGGTTGGATATGGAAGAATATACTGATGAAGGCGCCGCCAATTGGATGTCAGGAAATATTTCAGCTAGTGTCGATGACGATGGATCTTGGACGACGCCAGGTGGTGATTATTTAACAGACGTTTCTTCTTCTTTTACTGCATCTTTTGACACAGGATTCGAAGATGTAGAATTAGATATTACTCCATTGGTTGAACAGTGGATTAATAGTGCAGGTAATGAAGCAGTCTTAGGTTCTAAATCAAATTATGGCGTCGGAGTCAGACTGTCACCGACAGAAGATAGCGCGACTGATTCTTATTACACTAAAAAATTCTTTGCAAGAGGATCACAATTTTTCTTTAAGCGCCCCTATATCGAAGCGCGTTGGGATTCTTCCACCAAGGATAATCGAGGAAGTTTTTATTATAGTAGCTCATTAGCGCCAGCGGCCGATAATTTGAATACAATTTATCTCTATAATTATGTGCGTGGGCAATTAAAAAACATTCCAAGCATTGGATCCGGCTCCATTTATGTTAGTGTTTATTCTGGCTCCTCTGACAATTCTACACCGTCTGGTTCGAAATTACAATTAAGCGTCGGAGGAGACGTCGCCTCAACGAACCTTTTTAACATTACCGGAGGGAATGTATCTACGGGCCTTTATTCAGCATCGTTTGCTTTTACGGGTTCGACCTCTTTGTCAGGCGTATTTGATGTTTGGCATAGCGGCAGTACAGAATATTTTACAGGAACAATTACTCCAGCAAGCTTAACGCAAAACTGGCCCGGGCAGTCTCACAACCCAAATCAACAGTATGTATCTAAAATTACAAATTTAAAATCTTTTTATTCGAGTCAAAATACAACTGCCAGATTACGTTTATATACTAGAAAGAAAGATTGGAATCCAAATATTTATAGTGTGGCTTCTTCAGAAGCTCCTATTGACTTGGTAGAAGATGCCTATTATCGAGTATATCGCGTAAATGATAATTTGAGCGCGATATCTTATGGAACTGGAAGCGACAACAGCACGCGGTTATCATACGATAATAATGGAAGCTACTTTGATATAAATATGTCTCTTTTAGAGCCAGACTATACGTATGCAGTCAAATTTGTTTACTATCTTAATAATCAATATGTAGAACAGCCAGAAGAATTTAAGTTTAGAGTAGAGAAGGTATGAGCAAAGATTATAAAGAACTTTTTGGCCAAAAAGATGTTATTCTAACAAATGCGGACAGAGAAGTTTTAGGGTCAGAACTAGAATCTGTCGAGTACATGACAGAATATTTCAACAAGAAACAAAGATTTGTCCCTCCTGTCGACTTCACCAAGCCTAAAAATTTCGCCCGGTTTGGCTCAGCAGAAAAATACTATATTGATGCAATTGATAGAATTTATAAAACTTATCCGTATGATGGCTCACTAAAAGAACGAGTTCAGTGGGAGTTAAGTTCATCTTATTTTGACCTCCACGTTTTTGAAAACGGATACCCCCGTACAAATGGTTACGTACTTTTTTCTCCGGAAGGCTGGGGAACGAGAGTTGGCTCACAAGTCAATAACTTTGGTCTCTCGGATGCAGTTGAATATGTTCAAATTAAAGGCGGCCCCAATACTTCTCAGCGGAGTCAAGGCAAAGATATTCAGGACACAACAGGAGATTATAAAGATGGCTATGCTAATGTATGGGACCCCGTAAAAAATCGAACTTCTAACTTAGCTTTGGATCTTGACGAGGGCGTCACAGTTGAATTTTGGTTAAAAAAAGCAGCTGCGCTCGGCATCGGAGAATCAGTACTAGAAACAATATTTGATGCATGGAACGACGACGATTCCGCCGCCGCCTACGGTAGGCTCCAAATTCTCCACATTACGGCCGCCCCCAGCCTCATCGGAGTTTATTTCAGTTCGGGGTCTGTATACAATACTATGACATCGCCTGCGTATTACTTGTCATTGGATGACCAGTGGCATCATTATGCAATTAGTTTGAAAAATGATGGTTCTAATTTAATCACTAAATTTTATAAAGATGGTGCATGCGTAAAGGAAGAAGCAGATACGACACTGAATGAAATTACTGGTTCTCTAATTGCGAATATTGGTGCTGCTCGACGCCCCTCGATAGTGCGCATGGAAACCGCAACCTTATCACCCGCCCAAAAAATTGATGGGTACGGCAAACTTTCTGGTTCTATAGATGAATTTAGATTTTGGAAAACAGAAAGAACATCCCAACAGATCGGTCGCCAAATGATCGAACCGGTCGGTGGCGGCGCAAATACTGATGATGCGAATACTGATTTAGGTGTATATTATAAATTTAACGAAGGAATCACTTCAGTTGCCTCAACTGATAATATTGTCTTAGATTATTCTGGTAGAATTAGTAATGGTAGCTTTGTAGGATATAGCACCTCTAGTAGAAACACCAACTCAGCAATAGTTGAATCAGGAAAAGCATCAGAAGAGTTTAAAGATCCAATTCTTTATGATTTTCACCCAGATGTTATATCTTTTCGAGACACAAAAAAATCTGAAGGACAAATTTATGATTATTCAAATAATTCATCCATTTATCATACACTTCCAACGTGGATATTAGAAGAAGACGAGCTTAAAGAATACTCTCCATTAAGAAATTTAACTCAGATTATTGGCAGCTACTTTGATTCGTTAGCAAATCAAATTTGGACTCTTCCAAAATTAAAACATAAAAACTATTTAAGCTCAAGTTATAAAGCATATCCCTTTTCTGATAAGCTATTGGAATCAGTTGGGTTTTCATATTTTCCAGAATTATTTTCTGACGCGTCAGCCCTAGCTCAGTTCAGGAATAGAGACGATAACTTACTTTTTAAACAGAAATTATATGACGTAAAAAATCGCATATATCAAAATATCTACAATAATATTGTTTATATATATAAAACAAAGGGCACCGAAAAGTCTTTTAGAAACCTTATTCGTTGTTTTGGCTTCGATGATGAAATTTATAAAATAAATTTATATGGGAATAGAGTAACTTATCAATTAAAAGACAACTACTCATCCGTGGCAGAGTTTAAAAAGTATATTAATTTTGCGCTAACAGGCACACAAGAAGCAACCGTTTTTCCAGTTTCATCGAGCAGGAATCCAAACTCTACTTCATATATTTCTGGTACAGATAACAATGAATGTAGTTTTACATCATTCACAATGGAAACAGAAGTCGCCTTTCCTAGACGACACAGCCTCGCAGCTGCTAATACTGTAGTAGAATCCAGCAAAGGACCAAGCAAGTCTTTTAGAGCATATATACCTTTTAAAACCGCTTCTCTTTTTGGTACACATCAAGTTAATGGCACAACAGAAAATGATTTAACATGGGCGTCAACTGATTATGCTAATTTTCAGGTGTCCGCTGTTAGAGATGAAGAATACTCGAAAAGATGCCAATTCAAATTAACAGGCGTCGGCGCCTCTGTTATGCCAACCTTAACAAGCAGCTATTTCGATACAGTATTTGATGATACGCGCTGGACTTTTTCTGTAGCCTTAAGGCCGTCTTTGGAAGCAGATCTGCCATCCGGATCAATCCACTCTCCTTTTATAGTAGAATTTTATGGCGTAGAAAAAGTATTAGATATTACTAACAACGAATTTTTCTTGACCTCTTCAATTGATTCAACTAGCGCTCAGCGGTTTATGAATAATCCAAAGAGTGTTTATATCGGCGCACACCTAGAGAACTTTTCTGGAACACTGCAACAACGATCTGATGGAAATATTTCATCGACGCGAGTTTGGTTAACACATTTGCCAACCGGCACAATAAAACAGCACGCACAAGACGTAAAGAACTACGGAACGTCAAGCCCATATAAAAGTGCGTATTTATATCAAACTTCAATGACCGGCACCCGCGTACCGGAAATTCATACGCTAGTATTAAATTGGACTTTTGACACAGTAACTGGATCTGATTCTGGCGGAGCATTTATTGGAGAAGATTTTTCTTCCGGCTCAGTTAGTTTACAAAACCGATATAATTGGATTGGAAACATTGTAGGAAAACAATATTTACCAAAAGGTTACAATTTCCCAACTAATTTTTCTAGCTCTATTAATAAAAAGTATGTTTATTCTGCAAAAAAACAATTACCAGAGTTTGTAAACAGTTCAAACATGGTAAATATTTTGTCTGATGATGACATATTTTTTAATAAAGTTGATTTAGCGCGACCAACGAATTATTATATGTATATTGAAAAAAGTATGTATCAAACCATATCGGAAGAAATGGTAAGAATGTTTTCTTCAATAAAAGATTTTAATAACCTGATTGGAGAGCCGGCAAATAAATATCGAAGCAGTTATAAGCATATGGAAAAGCTTCGACAACTCTTCTTTGAAAGGGTCGGCAATACACCAGATCTAGATAAATATATTGATTTTTATAAATGGGTCGATCACACTTTAGATGTATTACTTGGCTATCTGGTACCGGCGTCAGCAGACATTAGCGATCAATATGGCAGCAATATTCGTACGCTAGTAGAAAGTCACGTTTTAGAAAGAAACAAATATAAATGGCAATTCCCCACATTAGAAGATAAAGGATCAGACCCGGAAGGAAATATACTTGGCATTAATGAACTCCTTTATAATTGGGAATATGGCCATACACCCCTCGATCCTTTCAATTCGAAAAGTATCGCCTTTAATGGGATGACCGGTCATTCACTATTGGCCGCCCCAGCACCCGCTTCTGATTTGCTCTTCGGCGCCGATGGGGATCCCGCCAATGAACCCAAGTTTTCTTTATGTGCGTGGGTTAAGCCAGCCACGTCTCTCAGCACGAACTTTGGGGTTATAGGCCACGGCGCCTATTCCGCAACCAACGCCGGCTATGCTTTAGATATATCCACAGCACATAAAGTTCGAATGTCTATCCGCGATGAAGACACCAATGCGAGCAACCTGTTGACTGCAATAGAAAATGCCGTTAGTTTGACACCTGGCGAATGGAACCACATTTGTGCAACTTATGATGGTTCTTCCGCCGCCACTGGAATAACTATTTATGTTAATGGAGAGTCTAAGACAACGACAAAAACCACTGGCGGTTCCTATTCTGCGATGCACAATATCAACTCCGATGTTACTATTGGGCGGAAATATTCAAATTTCACCTATGATAGCCAGGCCGAAGGTAATATTGATGAAGTTGCCGCCTTCGGCAAAGAGTTGTCAGCCACTGAAGTTACCGAGCTTTACCATTCGCGACATGCGTACGATCTAAACACCTTTTCTGCCCGGACCAGTTTAGTTTCATGGTGGAGAATGGGGGATAAAGCCTCCGGAACATCCCCAAACTATACAATTCCTGATCTAGTTGGCTCTAACAACGCCACAATGACCAACTTTTCAGGCACCATAGACAGTGGGGTAGTCGACGATCATGCACCCTCTGTTCGGGACCAAATTCAAAAGTGCCTATGGTGGCGCCAGAGGGCAGAAAGAGATACTCCAGCCATCTCTTCATCCGCTAACGGCGTTAATTCTGATAAGCAGGCAATGCTTGATTCCATCAACAACGAGACAAACGCTAAGAACTATATGCTATATGATAGTGCAACTAGCACAACGTATTCTGGTTCTACATTTGCAATTCGCCGATTAGCCAAACCATACAAATTTACAGTTGATGAGTCTCGTACGACCAAGGGCGGTACAAATTATTATCCCAATAAAAAAGTTGATATTATTAAGTCTGAAATATTATTTGGGCAGCCAGCCTCTGACAATCCAGTCGCGCGGCTATCATTGCCACTTTCCGAACTCGAAGCTCTTGAAAATTGCGATGACGACGCAGGGCTAATATTAAAACGCAAACGACATGGCCTAGCTTACATTTCTCATGACGACGCCTCCGACGCGACACATATAGCTCAAAAAGAAGGCTATCTTATAGGAAAAAGTGATTTATTTACACCGTTTAGTATGTATAGCGCGTCCAGCCCAGTTACTTATCATAACATAAGTGCGTGGCAGAATATTGACATTACAAACTACCACGCTGACATATACGGCCCTTCTTACGAAGTGCCAATGCAGGGGCCGTTCACAGAAAAATATGTCGGTGGAAATCAGTACAGACATGTGGGTTTAAATGATGGCCTTGATGATCTCAACACCCGCCCAGAGGGCTGGCGGACTCTTTTAGCTCCCACCGTTTTGTATCTTTACAATGGCGGCGCAGGAGCCCAGGCACAGCCTAATGCCTCGCGCTATAGAGATGAAACAGCTAAACGCCCCGTAAACATTAGAAATATTCAACAAGCAACCGGGTCTAGTATAATTGGCAATTACAATAAAGATTATGAAATTTTAATGACTAGTGGCCGCACAATTAATAACCGCTTTTTTGTTAAAAACGAAGGCGTTTCTGCAAGCTCAACAGACTCTTTATCGGTAAGCGGAGTATTCGATTATGTTTTACCAGGCGCCGCTCAATCAGAAAGAGACCGACAAGAAGTTGTTATAAACGGTCTAACTTCGTCCGCGCGCAATGATTATATTATTGTCAACAGATTCTCTGCGCCTGGAGATCCATCAACAA